ATCGCGTCCTCGTGCCGTTTGATGGTCTCGCACGCGGCTTTCGCCGCCGCGTCCCACGCAATCTCTGGATTGTCACTATCGACCCCCCGCGCGTAGGCTACGATGTTGGGATCGTCGCTCGTGCTGCGCCTCCAGCCAAAATGCTGATCGCTGGCCGGGCCGGACGCAGCAATGATGCATCGGTGCCAGGGGTCGGAGCACTCAGTTTCCGCACATCCGCCATTAAGTGTAAACCAAATTCGGGTTGCGCGCCCGCCGCATGCAAGCGCAGCAACGGCATGCGAAGCCTCGTGTTGGGCGACCCGCATCCGGTCAAGATTAGATCGCACGGTCGGCGGCAGCGCCCAGCGCCCGGTGTATGGACGATTCATGAACTCTGAGATATCTTACAGCAACATTTGCGGCCTCATTCCATTTAAGGATGGAAATTTTTCGCTCAGCGCCTAACGGCCCCTTCCGCTGTGGCCGGTCCGGGAGGCGAATCACCCTCACCCAACTTGCCTCTCGTGCGCCACAAGCCGCAGAACAGCCTCTCTAAGCGGCAAGAAAATAATACACCAACACAGGCGGAATCGCAATGAAGACGTCAGCTGACGGCTGCTGATACGCACACATGTCATCCAGCGCAATTAAACGGTCCCGCTCCACTGGGTTGGCCGCGATCCCGGCCCGATCGAGCAGCGCCTCGGCTTGATCGAGCAGCGCAGTGCCTGAGCGGGAGTTTGTTCGAACATCACCTCGGATGCCCGCCTTCCGCGCCTTCTTGCACGCTCTCGCAAGCATCTCGGGCGACGCATGCCGACATCGAGAACCCTTTCAGCGGGTTGAAGCCGCGCGAGGCGCGAGATCTTTTCGCGAAAGGCGCGTTCCCGCGCCTGACGGAGCATCTGTCAGCTTGCGGCGTGACTCCTGCACGGAGTTGTGCCGTATTTTTGCGTCGGTCCGTACTCCGATGTAGACACCCCTGCCGAGCGTTGGGAATTCGCCCGAACTCCAACAAAGGTCATGAAATTGGCTTCAAAGGGAAAGGACACGCAATGAAAGCGAACGGTCGCGCAATCGCAAAGAACACGATTTGCCTCTGGTACGACAAGGATGCCGAGGTTGCAGCCCGGTTCTACGCCGAGACCTTTCCCGACAGCACGGTCCGTCCACCATGCGCCCAGTGACTACCCATCCGGCAAGAAGGGCGACGTGCTGACGGTCGAATTCACAGTTGCCGGCATTCCTTGTATCGGCGTCAACGGCGGACCCGTATTCAAGCATAACGAAGCCTTCTCGTTCCAGATCGCCACCGAAGATCAGCAAGAGACTGACCACTACTGGAACGCCATTGTCGGCAATGGTGGCCAGGAGAGCGCGTGCGGCTGGTGCAAAGACAAGTGGGGCGTGTCCTGGCAAATCACGCCGCGTGTGCTGACTGATGCGCTGGCGACCGGCGGTGATGAAGCAAAGCGGGCGTTTGATGCGATGATGGGAATGAAGAAGATCGACGTCGCCGCGATCGAGGCCGCGCGGCGCGGCTGACATTATCGGCTATGAAGAGCCCATTCAGGCCATCGACATTTCGGGCGGGGGCCTTTCCATTTTGCGTTGGAACCGGGCCGCGTCAACCGGTCTTCAATCCCTCGGCGCCGGTCATAAATAGCTCGAAAAGACCGAGCTGCCGGTGCCGCTCGTGCGGATCCGTGGCAACCTCAGCGGCGTCGAGCGCAAGCTCGGCCCGCGCCAACAGCAGTTTCGCCGCATCGATCTTTCGCCCCCAACTCGCATAGGCGGCATCGACAACGGCGTTGCCGTACGCAGCGGCGAGCCGGCCGGCACACTCGTCGTCGCGCGCCAAGACAGAGCGTGCGAGCAGGGCAGCTGCGCGTTCAATCAGCGGATCGTCTTCTTCATTCATCGTCGTCTTCCTCGACCGCCGCATCCGTTCCGCCGTCCCGCCGACGACGCCGCGCCAGTTCTTTTCCTTCGGCGGCTGGTACAACCTTCAATTGGCTAAGCTCCTCCAACGCTTCAACGTGCTCAGCCCGCAGCAGGTTCTCGATCTGGGCAGGAGTCGGAATCATCACCAGCCGTGGTGCAATCTTGCTCCCAATTGCCAAGATTCTGGTTTTCACGACGGTTGCGATCTCAGTGTTCATCGCAATGATGTCGACCTTCGCGATCAGCTCGCCTTCAAGTTTCTGGCGCTGCAAGCGGGCCATCTTGGCGCGCTCGCGATAGAGGTCGGCCCGTGCCTTCCCATACGCACCGACACCGTGTTCGGTCGCAACGACGGTTTCGCGGTGGGCGATGAAAGCCTGGACACTGTCGGCCAAATCGAAAGCACCGCGAGATTCGCGTCTCAAGATTTTCTTTACGACAAGCTGGCCGATCCGACGTTCGGTGAGTCCGAGGATGGCCGCAAGATCGGAGGCGGTGACCTTCTGCGTGTAGCTCATCGAAGCATTATAGCACACGAAGCATCGGACACGAAACGGAAATGCGATTCGCGAGCCTCACCCTAGCAATATGGCGGGGGTCTGCGGCACCCGCGATGGTGCCCATGGTCGGGAAGAACCTAAGCCACCCCCACCCCCGGTCGGGTAGCATCCAACTTGCTACCCTCATGATTTTTCTTGGCTCCCGTCAATGAGCGGCGCCTTAACATCAACGGTGATTCCGTCCCTATACTCGCTCACCTTGAAGCCCCGGAACTTGCGCTCGCTGAACGTGATGCGGGGTGCAAGCTCCTCAACCGTGACGCTGGTGTCGCAGCTCTTGCCCTCCTTGTCGGCGCCCAAAACCAAGCCGAGACCAGCAATAGGAAATGACGACGGCGGATTGCGGTCAGCGTCAACCTGAAACCAAAACCGCGGATTGTCCCGTTCCTCAAGCGGATCGTCGCTCGCATAGATTGCGTCAAATCCTTCCTCGATTGAGCCCCTAAGCCGCGCCCCGGTTGTGAAACTGCGGCACTTGAGTGCACGCTGTATTTCATGGAAGTTCTTCCCGACCTCGATCGAGGTGAACGTTTGCTTCTCAGGATCGATCAGGATTGCCCGCACCGAATCCTCTTCTCTTTTGCTGAAGGGCGATAACGCCGAGGCCGTGGGAGTCGTTCACCCCACGTCGGCAGAGCAGGTCTGCATTTTTTTCGCGGAATTGTCACACTGGGCCGGGCAAGACCGGACTATGATCTCCGCTATCACCACCAACCCAGTTCTCGTCATGAAGCGCCAAATCGCCACAGCGCGCGGCCCGCCGCTATGCCCCATATCGCGCCCAAAAGGCTGCCCGCTGTTTGACATCGTAGAATTTGCCTCAGGCCCGGTCATCCCTGCTGACCTCCGCGCATCTGCGTGAGCAGCTTGACGGAGCTGGCATCCTTGCGGCCCGCAAGCGCCCTCGCTCCGCCGGCAGCGTAGGCGGCGACCGCGCGCAAGAGTTCGCCAAGTTGTCGCGCCGATCCCTCGTCGAAGCGGCACCAAGCACCCCCGGTCAGGCGCGCAATCTCGCGGAACACCCGCTCGGCGTGCTTGTCGTGCCCCTCCTGAAACATGAAGGCCGGCACGCCCAGCCGCCCAAGCTCAGCGGCATCACAGGCGAGCTGGTCGGGGTTCTCCTCCATTGCATCGCCGACGAAAACCAAGGCTTGCACTTGGAGGATCCGGGTCTCGCGCTTGGCGTGGGCAAGGATCTTGCCGACCTGGGTATGCCCCATCCGGCACTCGATTCGCTCCATCAGCCCAGCAAGGCGCTCAGGCTGTGAAACCCATCGCGAGGTTCGGCACTCAGACAAGCCGCGGTAGTAAGCCAGCTGAACGCTAAGCGTGCCGATCGTCGCCACCTCGCGGAACATATCTGCTTGAAGCTGGCAGGCCATGTCCCAGGTCGGCCCCCGGCTGGCGGTGGCATCGAGTCCGAAGATCAATCGGCCCGCGGCTATCATTGCCGGACTCGGGAGACCATTCCCCCGCGCCTTGGCGAGGAACGCATCGACCGCGGAGGCGGCCTGGCGTTGCACAGAGGGGGTGTTACCCATTGCGGAACTCCGTCTTCGAGGGGGGTTGGCTTCTTGGCTTCGAGGGGTCGATTCCAGCCCTTCCATATATTTGTCTGCCAATTTTCTCGCGTAGCTAGAACAGGGGGGTCAAAGCCAAGAAGCCAAGGGCATTTTTCCCTGCCAAATTTCTCGTACAGCCGGAATCGAGGCCAAAAAGCCAAGAAGCCAAGCTCATTCCGCCTTCAGTAGGCGGAAGCAGACGCGAGCTTGGTTGAGCCGCCCCATTACCAGGCGATGGCGGTTGACGACTCGACCGCTGATCCGCCGCAGCCACCATCCCAGGCGATCGGCTGATACGGTCTCGTTGTCTTTTCTGCTTGCCGCTACACGCAGCAAAAATTCCCGGAAGGCCGGTGGGTTGTAGTCATTGGGCGCCGGTGGCGCGCAGGCGGTCTCTATGATTTGCGCCGTCGTATAATCCTGATCGAGGTCAAGGTAGGCGAGCCAGAGGTCGAAGAACTCACGGATGTTGGCAAGCTCCGGATCCTCCTCCCGAGCCGTTTCCATGCTGACGATCGGGTCAGGCTGCCCTAGCCACACCAACGGTGCGCGTACCATCCTCGACCAACCCGCGTAGCTACCGATCGGCCCGCAGACAGGAGGCTCTCCCGCAGCAAGGTAGCCGCGGATGATGGTCAGGGCGGCAGCCACGTAGCGGTCCCGGTTATCCATCGCCAGCCCGATCGTGTCTCTTTCGAACGACCGCAGCTCCGGACGCTCCGATAGCGCGTCCAGGTTACAGATGAGGCCACGCCGAACCATGTCTCCTTTGAGCGCAATGTTATTGCCCGTGCCGAGGATGGTGATACGGCAGTCACAGCGAGGCATTGCGCTGAGACCCAGTACTCGGATCTTGACCACCGGCCGCTCGACCACTTGGCAGAGCAACTCGCCACCCAGATCGTGCGTGCAGTTGTCCAGGGAGACAAGCTGATCCCCGCCCAAGAGGATCGCGCCGAGTCGCTTTTCCATTTCTTCGGTGCTCGTGGTCGTGATCGCCGGGCAGGGGTCGCCAATCGCGACCGCCGCGATGACATCGTTCAGGTAGCTTTTGCCAACGCCGGGCGTATGGGCACGAACCAGGAAGAGGGGTGCGACTGGGATCGAACCACGCACAAGGGTCGTCAACAGGGCGGAGAGCGCCACAGCACGGTCGAGCGCTCCGACAAAGGGGAATTCCCTGAACAGGTCGAGCAATAACGCGAGCGCCTCCTGTGCCTGTTCACGCGTCGGTTGATCCGGGATAGGCGACAAAGCCAACCCGCCGGGGACCAGGTACAGCTCGGTGCGCGAATCAAAGCCGGGCTTTACAAATAGTGTGCCGTCCGGGCGCAGGGTGGGCGTAGTAAGGACGCCATTGATTCGCGGAATAGTCCAACGGCCTTCCCGGACGAGGAGCATCTTGACCAGATGGTGCGGTGGATCGATGTCAACCCAGCGCTTGCGCCTTTCGTCATACCGCTGGAAGATCGCCGAATCGGCGACCCATTCCATCAGCGAATCGACACAGAACGTTCGTAGCCGGGCAATCCGGGTCCGGCGTCCACCAGTCGCCGAGACGAGTTCGCTAACCGGGAGCACAAGGGTGCCGGCACGCGCGAAAATTGGCGAGCCGCTGGCGAGCAGGGCTTGCTCAGCCTCAGCGACGGCGCGCGTCAGCTGCCCTGAAGCGATCCGGATCGTCGGCAGGACGTGTGGCACAGCCGTTGGAGCAGGCCCGGCACTGGCAGCGCCGGCACTGGCAGCGTTAGCGCTGACAGCGGGCGCCATCGTCGCGCAGACCTTGGCGAACGACCGCTCGACCTCCTTGCGCAGGCGTCCTGCATATTTCTCGGCGATGCCGTTCCGGTATTTTTCGAACAACGCAGCGATCGCCTCAACGCTCCAGCCGCGCCGGGCGAGCTGGGAGATCACACTGTGGAATAGCGCTGACCGATCGACGTTCGGGTCGCCACCTTGGCGGATAATCTCCAGGAGGTCGTGCGGCAGCGTCGCCTCATCAGGATCCGGGCTAGGCTCTGGACTGCCGCCAGGCTGGCTAGGTGAAGGTCCGGAGAATGCAGCAAGCAGGTCGTCAGGGTTCCATAGCTGGCCCGCATGCTCGAAGATCCTGGTCGGCTCCACAGTAGTGCGGCCGCGAGCGCGCTTGGCAGCCGACGGAAAGTTCGGCGTGCCAGGCACTCGATAACACTGGGTCACAACCCCCGTATCCTGGTCCGTGCCGGAGCTAGCGCGGATCGCGTCGCCGATGAGCTTTGCCTCCGCGGCCGTGATGGCGCGGGTGAAAAGGTACCAAAGATGGAAATTTCCGGGCGAGGTCTCGATCGCAAGGGTCGGCTTGACGGTAATGTTGCCGCCTCGGCCCTTGTCCGAATCACAGTCCGCGACGAGCCCGAAGACCCACGCTGTGTCTTCAAGAGCGCCGCGCCTGTTGCCATGAACGTGGTCGCCGACCGTGCGGGTCTCGATATAGACATTGTGCCCCGCAATGGCGCCGCCGACCGCGACCTTCACCATGTTCTCGATATCGCTGATTCGGAAACGGCTTGGCACAACGCTGTTCTCATCGAACGGGCTGATCCGGCATAGCTGGAGACAACCAGCCGGGCTCACCCCATTGACCACCTGTGTAACGTGAGTGCTGATGATAGCGATGAATTGCCGAACCGTCGTTTCGTCCACATGTGCAGTCATGTGATTTTTCCTCCTAATTTAAAAAAGAGGGAGTGGAGGTACCTGTGTTGTCGCTCAGTTGGTTCGCGATGCCACGGCGCGCGAGCCGACATGTCGTCGATGAACTCGTGATGCCGAGTATCCAACCGCGCTTTGTTGCGCTGGAGGAAAAGCGCGACGGTCTGCCAGTTGGGCTTGCCGTCCGCGCTGCGGAAATCGTCCGCTCCCTGATATCTGTTCTCGGTATCTTGAACTCCCTGCGCATAGCCGGCATCGAAAACCCGCTGCATTTCGGCTTCGGTTACTCCGTTGCCGTTCGTGCATTCGATGTGCTCTGCCAGCTCATGAATGTCGGACCCAGCTGTTTCGAGCACGCGACGCATGGCGTGCACAGTGGCGACGACCTCGCCGTCGCTGTCAGAAGATAGCTTGCGAATCACGTCACCAATCCTGGAGCCATGCCGCTCGTCTCTGCGAGTAGTAATTTCTGGAGGAAGCGTCATGACCACCCCCAACATCGTTCGGTGTGGCTACACATTCGGCAGTGCCAATTCTTCGGATCGTCGTAGGCACGTGGCAACAATTCGTGCGCGCGTGTCGCCTCGATGATCATTACAGCCCGATCAGACCACAGCTGCGCTCGCTCAGCGTCGAACGGTACAAGGAAGTGTAGCTGCTCGCAGGTGTCAGCGTTCGTGCAGGTGAACAGCGTCGGGTTGGTTACGTCGAGATAACTCTGGTACAGCGAGACCTGAGCCGCATATTGCGGGAACACTTTTTCCAGTCCATCGCGCTCTAGCGCACGCCAGTTCTTTGCATTGACGGCCTTGTGTTCCCATATGCACGGGAAGACCAGATAGGCCCCGACCAGTGTGGGCCCGGCGATTATGATTCCATCACAGTGCCCGCGCAGATCGCCGTTGGCGGCTGTGAAGGCCAGCGCATTCTGCGGTGCGAACTTAAATCCCGCTGCAGTGAGCTGTTCTTTCGCTCGCGACTCGAAGTAATGGCCGCGCGCAAAGACCTCACGCGTCCGCGCCGCGAGTACAGGGCGGCAAAACCAGTCGTACTGGATCCTACGTTGGCACGCATGCCCGACGACCGACGCGCCTAGATAAGGCCGCGGGGGTTCTGCCGCCGTTGCCGCGGCCTGCTCGATTACTTCGTTGATCGTGGTATTCACCGGATCAATCGACAGATTGGCGCGATTGAGGTCGAGCACGGAGCCCTCCTATTTTCAAACGGCGATTTCATCGTTCAGCTCGGTCGGATCCATGAGCGGCCCGCCGGCCGCGGCGTTGACTTGGCGCGCGATTACGCTCGCGTTGGACTTGCGGGTGGTAACTCCCCGCTCGCTCAGATCACGGGCGGCTATGGATGCCTTGACCAACCGCATGGCGGTCAGCAAAAACTCAGCCATGGTTTCGCGCGACCACTCCGAGAGAGGCTTGGACCAGTCAATGTCGGGACAGGCATCTGCGAGTTCCGGGAGAATCGCTGTGACGGCGCCGGTATCCCAAGGCTCTGGATCGAGCCCGGTCGTGCGAATGGCGCGCTCGACGTCGAGGTTTTCCGCCGTCGCGCTGATCAGCCACCCCAGTTCGACGTCCCCCAGGCGCCCGATCGGGGTACCAAGGGGGATGGGGCCATCCCCCTGGATGACCCCACGAACCGCTTGAATGGAAGCGGCGGTTGCCCGCCGCAACCATTCGTCTTCGAGTGCGCTGAGACAGACTTGCGCAGCCTTACGACCTTTCTTCGTCATGACGCCCACCTCGGCTTCGGTACCCCCGCTGTGGGAGGCGTCGGGGTGGGCGCTGGTTCGGCAGTGCCGCTGCCGTTCGCAGGCGGTGGAGTCTGCTGTTCGATCTTGCGCCACTCCTTACGATCGGGCGTTACGGCGCCTACCAAGAAATTTTTGTCGGGGTGGTTGTCCCCCGACCCGTCATTCTTTGGTCGGCCCTTTTCGACGCCAATCCGCGCATCGAAACTCAAACCGTCGAAGGCGTTCAGTTCGACTGTGCGCGCGGCGCGCGCCTCGGGGCTGAGGTCGGACGGCTTGATCCCTCGCACCGATTCAATAATGCCTCGGAGGATCCCACGGCTGATTGCGGCTGCTTTCGCATGCCCATCAGTCGTGCCTTCGAGGATCAGATTCGTCCAAAACTTGCGACGCTTGAACTCGCCATCGATGACGGTGAATTCGAGCATCAGCATCTCGCAATCCCCTTTAGCGGAACGCTTGAGGAGACCACCCTCGCCAGCATTGCCGGGAAGGATCCGCATCAGAACGGTCGCGACCGTGCCATGCGGAATGGGTTCGGCACCACGTGGCGGCGGAGCCTGTGTGTAATCGAATGCCATGGTTTTTCTCCATCAGGCTTGAACAGTTTTTTCCGGACCATTCGAAACCGGAATCAGTTTTGCGAGTAGTTTCCCGAGATGGGGTTCTTCGACTTGTTCGAGCTTTCCGCTGCGGTCCTTTGACGGGAAACCCCAGCGGTTAGGTTGCGAACAGATGAAAGAGCGCACCGGCTTGTTGTCGCCGAACTCGATGAACTCCATGATGATGAATTCATCGACGATGCCGCCGATCTCGCGCGGCACTTTCGAGCCTTCCATTTGGACTTGGAATCCCAGGTGGCGACCGAAGTCGTCGGTGATTTTTTCAAGGATGCCAACAAAGAGGACATGTTTGTTGCGCGCATGTTGCAGCTGGTGAAGCCACATCAGCATCTCACGGGCGTGCAGTCCGTAGGCGCCACGCAGGTCTTTGGCACCAGTGCGTTCTGAGCGCGCCTCAGGCTGCTGTTCAGCCCAGCGAAACGAGAGCCGGCTAATGGCGGTGATCGAATCGACAAAGATCAGATCGTAGCGGGCGAGGTTTTCGAGTGGCCCTCCGACTGCATCATAATGAGCCTGGGAATAACAACTGGTCGGCGCGAACGACGGATTGGGTCCACTAACACGGCAGGCGATGTCACGGGCGGTCGCCCAGTCATCAACGCGTACGGTATCAAGCGGCAGATTCTGAACCGAGAGGTCGCCTGCTTCGCCATCAATGAACAATACGCGGCTCGGATCGACAGTGCGTAGTAACGAAGTCTTCCCAACGCCGGTCGGCCCGGCGATGAGTATCTTGACCCCGCGTTGCTCGGTGAGACGTTCATCAGCTGAGATGATTTGCACGGCTTATTATCTCCCTTTCGCACGTTCCGCAGCCGCTATAACTTCGACGGCGAGTTCGATTGGTACGACCACAACTAGCCCGCGACGATCTGCACGAAGGATCAGAGCGTCAGCACCAGCTAGCCATTCGTACAGCCGACGAAATCCGGTTCCCCGGCACTTGACTTCACAGCGCAGGTCGTGCCCCAGAACGGGCACGCTTACGTCGCTTCGAAAGCGTCCACCTACGGCTCCGGATAGCGGAACCCGTTCAGCGGCGAGACCGCGACCTTGGAGAAAGCGCACGATTGCCCGCTCAGTTCGATTGCCTTTGTCACGAGAAAATCTGCCGCCGGTCATGACGTCCTCCATTTCATTGGCATCAAAAGGCAGACAAAATTCTCATCACCTGGAATGCTAATACGCAGGGGACTTCTCTCGTCGGCAGTATCGAAGTAGAGGCGGTCGACTTCGATCTCGTCTAGAATCTTCGACAGCTTGGATATCGCGACGGCAATCCGGGCTGCTCCGGTTGTGACGGCGGGAACCTGATCGTCGGCGGTACCGTCCGACTCCGGAATGCAAAGCGAGACAGTGTTATCGGCCCACGTGATTCCGACAGATGGCCGCTTCCCGTCAGCAACTGCGTTGAGCCGGGTTAGCGCTTCGACCAAGGTTGCACGGTCGACTTCGAAACTGTTCGCGGAAGGAACGGGGATCACACGTTGATAATCCGGGAACGTAGCGTCAATTAGTTTCGAGTAGAGCGCCCGAGCGCCAGCCCGTGCCTCAAGGACTTTGCTGTCGAATCGGAGAGTTACATCTCCAATTTTTGCGAGCCGCTCGATCTCCTCAACGGTCTTCGCAGGAACAATGACGCCGGATCCATCGAACTCACCGCGTACTCTTGCTTCAGCAAGCGTGTGACCGTCGGTGGCCGCTGCTACAATGTGGCTGTCGAGCCTGTGCAGATAGGTTCCGCACAGGTAGTGACGGGTCAGCTCCTGCGAAATGCAGAATTTTGTCCTTGCGAAAAGCTTCTTGACCCCATCCGGCGGCAACGTAAGGTCCGCCGCATCCCCACCAGCAGGTTGGAAGAGGCGTGGCATGTCTTCGACGGGAATCGTTGATAACCGGTATCGCGAACGCCCCGCCGCCACGATCACAACCGCGTCGGAGGTCGCAAGGGTGACTCGTGTGTCCCTCCGGAATCCGTTCGTGAGTGCTGTGAGTCGGTCAATGGATATAGCGGCCCGGCCGGGCGTGGTCGCCTCCGCCGGCAGTGTCACCACCGCAGCGCGATCCAAATCGTTTACGAGCAGGGTCACGGCGCCTTTATCGGCGACAGCGATCACCACGAACCCGAGCGCCGCGATCTTCTTGGCAGCTTTCGGATCGACTATCCGCTGTGCGAACTCAAGGCCATGGGCGAGGTCGCCTGCGATGCAGTTTAGTTTCAACGGTTCCATGAAATCCTCCTGAGTTCGGTCGGACCAGCGTGATCACGACTCCAACAAAACCATGCGAAACAGATTCCGCTGCCCGTCTTGGGCCCGGTCCACCCCTGCCTGTGCATCATTGGGATTCGGTTGCGGAAGCAGTGAACGCGCGCGAGACCTCTATTTTCGAGGATATCGGTGCGACCGACGCTCTCGTAAAAGCCCCAACGCAAAAGCATTACGACGGTCGGAACCAGGTTGAGCGCATGCTCGACGAACTGTCGCGCCAACTTGAACGGCGGGTTAGTTACGATTGCCTCACAGCCCCCTGGTGCACGCGTTTCCATAAGGAAATCGACGCCAGGCTGACTGTCCGGGCATCGGTAATCCACAAGATCCGAGGCGACGACCTCGTGACCAGCAGCACGAAGTACCTGAACGATCGCGCCGGGACCGCAAGCCGGTTCCCACAGGCGGCGCGGCAACCGCTCTACACACAACAAAGCTTCAACCGCGGCGTGTGGGGTTTCGTAAAGGTCGTCTGCACGTTGCCGAATTGAGTGACGCCGATTGTCAAGCATGGCGCGACTCGTCAGGTTTGAGGAAGCGGCTCGATTATGAGCACGTCGTAGCCGCATTCTGGATTCTGACAGATGACGCGGATCGCATCGCGACCAAACTCGCCAACGTCGATGTCGAGCGCGCCAATCGGTCTTCGACAATGTGGACAAGCCATGCCTTCCGCGACGCGGATGTTGGCTGTCGAAGTCGAGTATGACAAAGCCTTTTTCATGGTGTCTTTTCCGATTGTTTGTTCTCGCTGTGCGTGCGCCGCCACTCGGCGGCGCTTTCTTTCGTAATCAGGATCCTCCGGCCTAGGCGCATGACTTTTGGCGCGAGACCGCGATCACGGAGTAGGTAGAAGTAGGACATTGAGATCCGGTGCGATTTACAGAATTCCTGGATCGTGAGCGTTTCGGCCGGCACATGTGGATCGAGCGCCGCGGCAGCCTTGGTGTTCATGGTTGTTCTCCTGTGAAAGAAGCGCCGCACGAACGGTCGTACGGCGCCCTCTTGTATGGGTCGTTTGGTCAGATGATTAGCGACGTTCTGTGGAGTTTGTTCTGGTGTGCTTCGTGCCTTTTTCTTTCCGTTTGATGTTTGATTTTTTTCCGTTTGGCTGTGTTTTACAGGTTGGGCGGGGTCGGTCTCGTTCTGGTGTGATTTGACCTTTCCATCCTGCTATTGCCTGTCCTACATGATCAAGTAATTCAAGTGTATCCGTGTCTGATAGTGCTGCGCACGCCTCCGCTAGGCTGTCAGAAAGTTCGACCCGCCACTCCTCGACCGTTTGCGGACGATGTTTTTCCGCTCCTTTCCCCACAGCACGCTCGATCAGAACCGCGCGGTGATCGATGTCGTCGGTACTCTCGATTGCGTCTCGAACTACATCGAGAGCATCTTCGAGACATCTCTTCGACGTACCAAGCTGCGTCGGTTCCTTTCGCGGCACAAGATTCAGCCGCACGGCTGCAGCCTGGATGTCGGCCTCGGTGCTGGTTGGGCCGATCGATCCATCAGCACAGGCCTCTTGGAGCTGTTGCGTTGTCAGCTTGAGCTTGGCTAGCGCCAGCAGCGGGCGGAGCGATTGCGGAAGTTTTGATGGTGGCAACGCGTTGCCACAGTGAAAGAACGCGGCGTAGATTGCAATGTAGTTTTCAGCCTGCCGCCGCGATAAACCGAATTTGTTCTCCTGCTTCGAAAAAGCTCGTTTCCAGCCAATCCGCTTTTTATCATGCGGGCTGTTTTTGGAAAGATGTTCGTGAAGGTTGTCGAATTCGCGTCCCACTGCAATGTACAAGGCGGCTGCATTCATTTGCGGGCACAAGTCTCTTACGCAGTGTGCTGTATTCTCAATTAGCATACGATCACTTTCGATGGCGTTTTGATCCGGCTGGACGTGTTCGTCATTCCGCGTCATGGCCTCGACTCCCAGGGGGAAATGAAAAAGCGCCGCCAACTCCCGGAGGAGGGACGGCGCAAGACAGACGGGTAATGCAGGGTTTACTCGACGACGATCTCGCCATTCCGGATCAGCAAGTCGCCTTGCTGGCCCCAAAGGGCATAAAAATTGGTCGAGTCCCTGTTGATGTAGCCGGCCCGATTTCTTATAAGATCATCTGGAACCGACGTGTCGTCGCGTTCTCTGGCCTGCTCGCGAGCTTGCCAGCGACATACTGCAGCACAGGGGCGTCTTCGCAATTCAGTTCTCCTGTGTGTTGGAGTTGTCTACGGGGGGCCGACGCGGTGCAACGCGTCGAGCCCCTCACTCAACAGAACCAGGATTTCCCGGAATAGCCGTTCGGATCGCCCGAAAGCTCGACGGCGTAATTCACCGGATCTACCTGGTCTGGTCCCGCATCAAGTCCGGAAGGACCAGTTCCGCGTTCCCCTAAACCGTTTCCGGTAAAACCGGGCCCCTGCCGAGACCCAGTTGGGTTCCCCTTCTGCGCCGATGGAGTACACGGCCCTCGGAGCCTTGAACGAAGGGCTTCTCCGTCCAGTCGACTCCTCCTGTCCGTCGCTTTCGAAGCCGTCGCGCCGGTTCTCGATTGTCACTCACGACAATCTACCTACGCGCGCATAGACCATAATCTTGGCCGCGCCAAAATGAGCGCGGCTGAAATAGTTAGGTGATGAATCAGCAGCTAATCGTGTGTGCATCCGCAATTAATCGGATGTGGATTCCACATCCGATTCGACCGGGAATCCACATCTAGATCTGGGGTCGTCAGCGCCGGGCGCGCTTACGCCCCTGCTGGAGTTTATTTTGTGCACGTCGTGGGGGGCGCGGCTTGTCGAGGTAGGTACGAAGACTCTCGATATTGGCATTAACCAGGGGGCTGTTAATCACCAACCGTATGAACTCAGCTGCCGGTCCTATGTCACTGGGTCCGGCTTTACGTTCAAATGCTTGTTCATAAATCTGCCGCATCCGGAAAATGAGCCATCTAATAGGGTTCTGGCTTAATTCTTGGTGGACCTTTTGGTAGCCCTCCGCGGGGATCTCACCCTTCGGAGCAGCCATGGTCGGCAGCGAGGCCATCACGTGCTTGAGCGCATGAAGCGTAGTGTCGATTCTTTCCAGGCGAGTTCGGAGGACGGGGAGAATGCCCTCGGTGTCTAGGTCGTAAGCCGAAGGCCGTACAAGTTCGCTGTACGCTTTTTGTCGCTTCGTGAGATCAGTTTCGATTTGAGCCCTCGCTGCCGCCGGGAAGCGACGGCGAAATTCAGCCATCAGCCGGGAGGTCCGAATCGCCCACTCAATCTCCTCCCAAAGCGTCACAGTCACGTCGGGATGACCATCGACTACGGGAGCGATCCGAACCGCATCGGCGTTGACGCCGCGCTGCCTCGCGAAATTCCTTATGTCGCGCTTGAGATCGTCGCCAAGACGGACGTTGAAGTTGGGATCTTCGTCCAGGGAAAGCAGCCCGAACGGATCCTGGCCAGTTTTTGGCCGGGGCCGCGGAAGCTTGGTGGCAAATTGCCATTGTTGTGCGCGGCGGGTATTTTTCGTCATAGGCGCTTGTTCCGGGTTCGTGGTGCAAGCGTTCGTTGGCCCGGCGGCACTGGCGCACTGCCGGGTCACGCCATTATTTTCCGGATTGGCCGCGCCCGTCTACCGGCGCCGGCAGCAGCGGCACCTCCGGCGGTGCTCGACATTTTTGAAGCCCGCCAAATTCGCAACACTTACGAATTTGCCCGTGTCGCCCTAGGCATCGTCCCCGGCGGTCGGCACCAGTAACATTGGTGCGGCTGGGGCTGGCATATCGAGCAACCCGCGCCGGGCGATAGTGTCGCTAACGTCCAAGATGTACTTGCCGTAGTGCGCCTCGATTATTTTTACCGAGGTGTCGTGCAACCGCGCGACCAGCACCGGCGGTGTGCCGGCGAGTAATGACCTCACGATCGAGGAATGTCGCAGCCAGTAAAGAGTCAGTGCGGGATCGAGGCCTGCGCGCTCGGCTGCCTTTCGCAGCAGCTCTTGGTGGTTCGCGTAACGGCCATGCGGCCAGGGGTCGCCGTCGCTCTGGCGCAAGAGCGGTTCATCGGGACCGCGACCGTTACACTCCTTCGCGAGCATGTCAGCCAGCGACCGTGGAATGGGAACCGGCGCATATCCAATTTTGCGCTTGCGGCCCTTGGCGGAGGACGGCACCTGCAATCGGCAGCGTTCCGCTTCCAGGTCGGTGACGTGCAATCGCGCCGCCTGCGACAGCCCTGCCCCGATCGCGGCGATAACGGCGACCAGCAGCCCAAATTGGTAATCAATCGCGAAGGCCGCCTCGACCAGTCGCAGCACGTCGGCGTCGGGCATCACTACACGGCGTGCCTGATTTGCGTCGATGATGCCGCCAAGCCCGATCCGCCAACCGGCGGTGTGGGTAATGCGCGCCGGATCCCGAGCGGCGGCAAGATTGAGAGCGGCGCGAAGGCAAATGCAAATCCGCTTCGCGGCGGCTGGCGTCAGGCCGCTCTTGAGCAGCCCGTCCCGCCATTGAGCGAGTTCAGTCGCGCCGGTTTCGCCGAGCAGCGCCACCGGCCGGTTGAGCAACTTGTCCGTAAGGTAGCGGCGCGGCCTTCTCGCGTTGTACTCGTCGCCGCCAAGCGCTTTCAGATTCTCGCCGTAGGCGGTCAGTGCCCGGTCAACGGTAAGCACCGGGGCGGCGCCGGCCTCATCGCCAGTGCCGCGCGCGAGCGCGAGCGCCCTTTCAGACGCCTGCCAAAAATTGAGTATGTGGTTTCCGTCAGCCGGCTCAAAATCATCAGCGTCGCCGATGCGCTTGGTCCAGGTCGTGCGCACTACCCAGGTCCCGGCACCGCGGTTGCGCCGATAAAGGAGGTGGATCCCGCGGGCGAGCTTGACGGCAACGTAGGGCTTCTTCGCCACCGCAAGGCGCAATCGCGCGGTCGGCGTTTCAAATTTGGCAGAGCGGGGCTTGGCCATATGGATGGTGTCCTCAAAGTGTCCAAAAGAATGGAGTTGACGACTATCGATCGCTATGAGCCTAGGTAGAGATAATTTCGTACCTATCAAGGGCTTACGGCGACAGCCATGGAGCGCCGTGGAACGCTATGGAGTCTTAAAAAGCTGCGGTGGAGCGCCGAGAGGCGAGACGTCCCGATCGCAAGGGACGTAAAGACGCCTCGCAAGCGTCTTGGTGAAGTTGACCCGGTTTGGTGGACACCCGAACATTTGTGTTCAAGGAGTCCACAATGGCGAAGACGAGACCACCTTACACCCCGGAATTCCGTCGC